GTTCCTGGTAAACTTTTCGGAATGTTTTGTGAAGGTGTTGGATAAGATCCTTGAAATGTTCCAGGCGCGACACCTCCAAAACCAACTTGAGAACCCATTGCTAAAGGTGCAGGAGCTGACGAAGGTTCTGATGTTGAAATATCTGGTAAAGTAAATGTTCCCGAATTATCACTAGATGCTGGAGGAGTTACTTGAACGGTATTTTCAGGTTGGACTTGGCCATTAGCATTATCTCCAGCATTTGAACCATAAGCTGCGGCAATATTTGCAGGAGTTGGTGTCATATTTTGAGCTTTAGCTTGACGAAAAGCCTGTAAAGTTTTATTGCCAAATTTTCCATCGACAGTTGTTCCGATTTGCGCCTGGATTGCTCGGAAAGTTGCAGGATCCTTTCGGGAGAGTATCATCAAATCACCATCGGAATATTTTGATAAATCTATTCCAGAAGGTGTAGGAGCATTTGTGGGAGCATTTGAAGGTGCTGATGTAGAATTATCACTAGATGCTGGAGGAGTATATGAAGGAGTCCCAGCAGGTGTCGAAGGAGTCCCAGCAGGTGTAGCAGAAGTTGCAATAGTAGGTTTGAAAGCAGTTCCTTGACCAACAGCAATACCAGCAGCTTTTTGACCAGCTAAAATCTGATTTAGTCCAGCTTGATTTGTTGAATTTGTAATACGCGCATTCGAAAGAGCTTGCAAAGTAGGATCAATAAGATTTCCGAAACCTTGTTTATTAAGACTATCAGCAATACCGGCAGCATCTATAATAGGCTGACCATTTGGATCTATAACAGGATTTCCAGAAGTATCCAAGGAATATTTTATTAAATTTCCTTTAGAATCTTTTTTATATCCTGCTGTAGCAATTGCCTTATTAACTGCAAATTGTCCATTTAATTTTTGCATATCCGACATATTTGATAATACATCTGATATTCCCGTATTTTGTGGATTATTTGCTGTGAATAAAAAGTTTCCTAAAGTTGTTGTAGGACCTTGGTTTGATGTTGTATCAGCCATTATGATAGACCTCCAGTTCCAGTTGCACCACCGGCAGAACCTGGAGCAGAACCTCCGAAATATGCTCCAAGATTTTGAAACAATCCATTTTTACCACCTAGGAAATTACCAGCATTATTCCACATATTGTTCTGAGCTTGCCCTTGTATAGATTGACTTCCAGCTGCCATATTTCCTAATCCTGTATAAAGTCCATTTAATTGTGTTGCTGTATTTTCTCCCACACCATTCAAGGCATTTGAGGCAGTGTATCCAGCATTTACTAAATTACCTTGATTAGCAATGTTTTGATTCTGATATCCCATATTATTTGTATATATTTGCTGATTTTGATTAAATTGTCTATTAGCATCTGTATTATATCTATCGTAAGCATTTTGATATTCTTGCGATGCCATATCCTGACCTCTTGTTTGAAGACTTTTTAGCGCTCCTGAACCAAGTGTCATTCCTTTGCTTGCAGTAGATCCTTCAATTGCCTGATTCGCTTGATCTACTCGAAAAGCATATCCTGGATCTTGCCAATTACTTTCGTTAAATGTGTTTGAAACAGTTGGATTAGCTGCCTGAGTATAATTATTAACAGAATTTTGATATTGTGGAAGCTCTGTGGCACCAGCTTGTATATATGGATTAAGATTACCTTGAGCAGTATTGTAAACACCATTAGTAAAATTAACTCCAGGTTGAACTTGCTGTTGATATGCAGCATTAGCAGCTTTGGCAGCATCAGCTTGAGAGTTACTTCCTAAAAAACTCCCAAGACCTTGAACCAAACTTCCACCCGTAGATGCTAGTAATGCAATTGTCGCTGGATCCATTTATTATACCTCTATTCTATTTATAAATTTTAGAAAACTTTTACAAAAACTATACATAATTTATCTGTTAACCTGTTGAATTATTATTTGATGATTTATTTTTATATTACTATTCGGCAAAACTATTTCGGAATCATTTTTAGAAAGATTTACGAAAGTATAGTTCCAATTTCCAGAAGAATCTTGTAAAAAATATGGTAAAATCTGATCTAAAGCGGCACTATAAGGCAATGTTAAAGATATTCCGCCTGGGCCATTATAAATTATTGTTAGATTATTTTCATTAGTTGTATAAAAATAATTAGAATCATTTCCTTGTTTTACGGTGCAACTTTCTACAAGATTTTGCGAAAGATTTCTAAACCATATATACCAAGGTTGAGTCAAAACATTCGAACTTGTTAAATCATTTTTTAATGGTGCTGGTTGAAGTAACATTAGAAATCCAACTCCTCAAGATCTAAGGTAAATCCTACCAAAATAACTTGAATAGGATCAGAGACAATAACTCTATAAACTCTATTTCGCGAATGTCCTAAACATCTAAAAATTGTCCGAGTTTGATAATTTCCAATTGCTCCAATATCCGCGGTTCTTCCGTTTTGAAAAGTAAATCCAGAATCATCAGAAGTATATAAAATACATTGAGGATTAACTCCATATCCTAATTGTAAACTATTTATTAGTCCTACACCTTGTTCGAAAATTATTTGAATAGAATTATGCCGAACTCTTTTCTGATTTATTTGTATAACTGGAGTTGTTCTAGTTCGTTTTATTTGATTATATCCCACACCATTTGGATTATCGTTTAAGTAATAATCTACAGACAATTGATAAACGCCATCTCCAGTATTATCTCCAAAAATGTTTAATCCCCAAATATATGCTTGATAATATCCTTGCCATTTATGTTCTACTCCGAGAGTATCTAAAAATGTTCTTCGATGCCATTGTCCAGTTGTCATATCATATACAATTGTTAAATCTGCACTAGGAAAAGTTAATACATAAAAAACGTGGCCAGCTTGTGCATAGGTATATCCGAAAGCATCATTAATTTGTCCACCAGAATTATTTGCAAAACTATGTATAAGTTGTTCTATGCCTCTGTTTGATATCTTTACTGGAGTTAGTGCGTTGTTTGACCATACAGCAGCGTTACCAGCCTTATCAGAACCTAGCCAAAAGATATTGCCCTCTACTTTTGCAACGCTATATGGAGCACTACAACCGATATCTATTACTGCACCTTCGTATCTTTGCCATTGTTGTGTAGTAATATCTCCAGTATCATAATGCACTTCTGTAGAATAACTTCCGAAAACCCACAATTGATTTGACAAACCTTTTATTGCAACTATATTATCAGGTAATCCTTCTTTGTCTGCAAAATTAAGAGGATCCCATGTCAAACCATCATTATTATTTGACCAATTGTAATTTATACTATTCGGTTGATTTGCTAAAAACTGTGTATCAATACAATCGCAATGTGTGGCACCATTTACAAAAGTGTCTGGATCAATTTGTGAAAAAACATTCGTAGATAATTCTAAAATATATCCGAAAGCTCCGTCTACTAAAAATAATTGATGGGTATTATCTACCATTCCAACTGTTCCAGAATATGTTGTGATACTTCCTTTAATTAATCTCTGACCATTTTGAAGAATTTCCACAAGATTTGCTCCGAATACTCCAAAAAGTCTCTGGTCAGCAGTCCTATAAAGTCCTCGGCAAACATCTGTGGAAGTCTGTTGAGAAAATAATTGTAATCCTGGTATAGAAATATAATAATTAGGTATTTTAGAAGTTAATGTAATAGCTTTTTCGAGATATAAATTAATACAATCTTCTACACCAATCGAATAATATGGAGAAGCATAAGGCGTGTCTCCAAATCCCATTAGTTTTTGATTAGCTGGCATTAAATTAGCCCTGCCAAACCACTTAGATAGTTAAATCCACCCTCTCCACCAATATCATTTCTTAAAGTGCTCATTTCACGCATTAATTCACGTTCTTTCAAATGTTTTAATGCATCATTCGCTTCAGTTATCAACCCTGGTGATGGAGCTACACCAAAATAAGGTGCAGATTTTAGTGCCAATTGACTTACTAAAAATTGATTAAACTCTCTCGGCAAATTTGTATAATCATTTATCGTAGGATTTTCCGAAATTAAATAAGATCTTCCGTAAACTCTTACAAAAGCACTCTGATTAAATCCTGGATAAAAATATAAAGTAATAAACGGAAAATTATATAAAATATATACAGCTTCTGGAATAGCATTTAATGGTGTTATCGGAATTGCTCTGTAATCTTCATACTTTTTAATAGCTAATTTGTAATTTATCCCGTTAATTATTGCTACAACTTCTTTAATTTCGGCAGGTAACGTTGGAATAGTCCCTGAAATATTATTTGTAGTATCTGTTCCTATTGTTATTAAATTACTTGCCGAAACTACATAATCATATGGTGAATAATTTACAGATCTTATCGAAAACTCCTCTAGCATCATTTTATAATTATTAAACATTATTGTTGAAGATTCATTATCTAAAGCCTGACCAAGATTTACTACACCATTTCTTGCAGCAGCTTGGTGGATGATATCGTAGATTTGTAGCATAGTAATTCCTTAAAAATTTAGAATCATTTATATTTAGTTTTTTTGAAAATTTTTAGAAAAATATTAAAAAAGGCTTTCAGAAATTACTCCGAAAGCCTTTAGAAAAGATTTAGAAAACCTTTTTGATATTATCCTCTTATCCTGCAAACCCATTCTGGACGTAGGACCTTGGCTCCGAGAAACGCGTCCAGTCTAGTTACGAAAGTAGGAGGGGCATTGGTATACGCACCAGCCGCCATGAATTGACGAATGTAACGAATGCTTATCATTGTGTCAGGATCACGTTCGGCAAATCCTTCGTCTTCGTTTTTAGGACGAATGAGTTCCGGGCTTGCAATACCAATAGCGGTCTTGTGGAATACAATACCTTCCTGACCAGTTGATTTGGCTCCAGCAGAAGTGTAAGGAACAACACCTACAACAGTTCCTGGGTCGGATATGTTCTGGTAATCTCCGCCCGCGATGAGAGCGGGAGAAACAACGACCGACTGGCTGGCGCTTGTAACGGCAGCCACAGCAGTAAGGACAACGAATTGCTGAACGTAAGGCATTGTAGCATCAGTTAGAGGATTATATGAGTATACAGGAGTTGCACCAGAAAGATAAAACACGTCACCCTGATTAAGAGTAGTTCCGGCAGTAAATCCAGTTACGGAAATAGTGGAGGATTCGGCCCAACCAGAAGTTAGATATGTTGCACCAGCTCCGGCTGAAAGAACACCGATAGAAGCAGAGGTAAGTCCACTCCAGGCAGTGCCGTCAGTATGTGTGGGAGAGCTATTGGATACTGCCCAATCGGCCCCGGCGAAGTATCCGATACGGCCTCTCTTATAAATGTCCGAAATTTCTTTTTGAGCGTTGAAAAGAGTAAGCTGAGCATTCGAAAGATTTCTGGAAAGTCTTGGGGTAAGAATTCCGAAAATATCATCATCATCTGGGGTATTATATGCGTCAAGCAATTCCTTAGCTGCGAGTATAGTATCGGAAGTGA